CGGCAAGTGCGGCTATATTCTTCCGAGCGAGGAACACTGTGTAGGTCACCTTGATGTTGGCAAAGCGGCGGTTCGGATTGATGATGTCACCGCTTCTGCCGGGAATGGAGATGAACTCCGCATCGTACTCCGGTGCGGAGAACACATCCTTCTTCTCGATATGCAGACCGAACTCAGCGGAACTGCGGCCGTTGTAGGTAAAATAGGTCATGCGAATACCACTCCTTTCCGCTGGGCGAACTGGTTCGCCATTTCCATGACTTCAGAGGTGAGCTGACGGATGTCCTCACTGCTGTAATTGTTGAAATTCGTGATGTTCAGGGCAATGGTGAAAGCAGACGCCGCCTTGCCGACCACGCCGTCAACAGCGGATCGGATCGAGCCGTTCACGTCAAAGTCGGTGGGCAGAGCCGTCTGCATATCGTGGGCGAGGTCGCCCATGACGCCGTTGATGTCCTCTGCCATCCCTTCTGCGGCTTTGATCGCTTCATCGCCGTTGTCATCAATGGAGCCTGCAAGACCCTTGACCAGCATTTCACCGACCCATGCCATTTCCTTCGATGGCGAATGGATACCGAAGAAATCACAGATGCCGTCCCAGATGGACGAGATCCACCCGGACACCTTATCCCACAGCCACGAGGCAAGCTGGGTAATACCGCTCCACAGTCCCTTGACGATGTTGCCGCCAATCTCCACGATCTTATACATCAGAGAGCCGAAGGCTTTCACGATGCCCGTGATGATCTGCGGCACGGCCTTGACAATCTCCACGATGATGGTGGGAAGGTTTTCAATCAGTGCAACAAACAACTGCACACCTGCCATGATGATCTTATCGATGTTTCCGACCAGTGCATTGACAATGCCGGAGACGATTTGCGGGATCGCCTGCACGATTGTCGTGATGATCTGCGGCAGGGCTTGAATGAGGGAAATCAGCAGGTCGATACCCGCTTGGATGATCTGAGGTATGGCGTTCAGCACGGCGGTGATAATGCCTTCAATGATTTTCGGGATAGCTTCCACGATTGCCATAATGATATCCGGCAAAGCAGCCACCAAGGATGTCAGAAGCTGAATGCCTGTTTCGATGATCTGAGGAATCGAATCCAGTAAGAAGGTAATGATACCGTTGATGATCTCCGGCAGAGCTGCAATCAGCACGGGTATTGCGTCCAGAAGCCCTTGCGCCAGCCCTGTTATAAGCTGTAAGGCTGCGTCAAGGAGCATCGGCAGGCTGTCCACCAGACCTTGTACGATGGTGACGATTGCCTGCACCGCCGCCGGGATGAGCGTGGGCAGCGCATCCGCAATGCCGATCACCAGCGTGGTCACGAGTTGCACCGCTGCGTCAATGAGCAGAGGCAGATTCTCGATCAGCGTGTTCACGATGGTCATGAGAGCAGACACCGCCGCCGGGATAAGCTGCGGAAGCAAAGAAAGCAGCGTTTCCAGCACCTGCGAGAACAGTTCGGTGACCGCTTCCAGCAGTGTGGGCAGCAGTTCACCCACAGCCGTCAGCAGGGCATCCAGTGCCGTGGGCAGAGCCGCCACGATGTTCTCAATAACCGGGGTGATGTTCGCCACCACGGTCTTGAAGGCATCCACCATGTTGTTGCACAGCAGCTCCATGTCAGCGTCCGCATCACCAAAGCCTACGATGAGGTTCGACACGGCAGATTTCAGCGCATTGACAGAGCCGGAAATGGTGGCTTCCGCTTCCTTGGCGGTCGTTCCTGCAATGTCCATGCTCTCCTGCATGACATGAATGGCTTCCACCACATCTGCGTAGGAGGAGATGTCATACTTGACGCCGGATATCTTCTCCGCATCGGCAAGCAGTCGCTCCATTTCCTGCTTTGTGCCGCCGTAGCCCAGCTTGAGGTTGTCGAGCATCGTGTAGTTCTGCTTGGCAAAACCCTGATAGGCATTCTGAATGGAGGACATATCCGTGCCCATCTTATTGGCGTTGTCGGACATATCCGTGATTGCCATATCCGCATACTTTGCGGCTTTCTCGGTATCGCCGCCGAGGGACTGGATCAGGCTTGCGGAAAAGCCCGTGACCGTCTCCATGTACTCGTTGGCAGAAAGCCCTGCCGTTTTGTATGCGTTGGCAGCGTACCGCTGGATCTCCTGCGAGGAGTCCTTGAACAGGGTGTCAACGCCGCCGACCAACTGCTCGTAGTCCGCATAAGCGGCGATAACTTCTTTGCCGAGCTTCACGGCGGCGGCACCTGCGGCGACAGCCACGGCACCGAGTGCCACACCTACGGTTTTGAGAACCTTGCCGAAGCCTTCAAACTTACTGCCGGATTCCTCCGCAGCCTTGCCGCCCTCCTTGATGGCTTTTTCGTTCTCGTCCAGTTCCCGGTTCATGTCGTTGAGGGCGGCTTCGGCATTGTTGAGCTGAATTTGCCAGTTCTGGGTGCGGCGGTCGTTCTCTCCAAAAGAGGTGGCGGCATTCTGCAGAGCCTTGCGAAGGGTATCGATTTTTGTTGTCTGCTCATCGATCTCTTTTCGCAGCACCTTATTCCGTGCGGCGAGAGCCTCCACGGATTTGTCATTTTTATCGAACTGAGAGGTGGCGAGTTTCATTTCGGAGCCGAGCACCTTGAAGGACTGGTTGATCTCCGCCAGTGCTTTTTTGAACTCCTTTTCGCCCTCAAGACCGATCTTCAGTCCGAAACTGTCTGCCATTCGCCGTCACCTCCTTAAATGCCGTCCGGGATAATATCGTCAATGTAGTGTTCGTGAGCAGGAATAGCCTGCCCGTTATACTGTTTGTGGCACTCCCACAGATCCAGCAGCAGACCAAACGGCATCAGCCACACCTCATCCTGCGACAGATGAAGGTGGGCAAGGCCGTAATAAAGAAGCCGGGTAAACAGCTCCGCATCGGAGACCGTTACCCGACTTGTGCGTTTTTTGCGTCTTTCTCGCTTTCCACATTCCGCTTGGTGCCCTTATAGAGCGCCTCTGTAATGGCGGTTTTGTATCCGGCGAGATCAAGCGGCGTGGTCAGAAGCTCCACCACATCCTCGGTGAGCGGCTCCTTGGGGTGCTCCTTATCCTTGAGGTTGTGAATGAGGATGCTCTGATTTGCCAGAAGCGTAATCAGCCATACGATCTCGCCGATAGCCATTTCAAAGTTCTCGGACTTCATCAGCTTCTCGCCGAGATTTTCCAGACCGCCGTAGCGACCGGCGATCTCCTTGGTTGCCTTGGTAGTCAGGAGCAGCGTGTATTCCTCGTCACCGATGGTGATGACTGCAGTTCTCTCGTTATCCATTGTGTGTTACCTCCGTTAACCCTGTTTTTCGGGTGTCGTGGTATAGGTCGGCTCATAGACTTCCTTATACCAGTTCGTGATAGTCGCAGCGGTCACATCGCCCTCCAATGCTTCTGCCTTCCACGGGTGCTTGCCGCCTGCGTCTGCTTTGTTGCGGCGCAGAATGGTGCCTTCAATGGTCGGCGTGGAGAAGGTAATGCTGTCGCCCTTGGTGGCAAGGTTCGTCGCCGGAATACCGAATTTCACTCGGTAGAGCCAGTAATACTTGTACTTGCCGTTGGACTTCTTGGCGCGGAAGCCCACCGCCACAGGGTCGCCGCCGTCCTCGGATGCGGAAATCAGCACCTTGTTTTTGTCGATGGTCGCACCCGTGAGGTCGGATGCCGCCGCAGAGCCGATATCGTCAATGCCGAGGGAGAGCGTGCCGGATTTGAATTCCTTCACGATCTCCGAAGCACCGTCGTCGGCATAGAGTGTCGCCTCTGCCAGTTCCACCGAAAGATCAGCGGAGATGGCTTTCGCAAGCTGAGACGGCGTACCGTAGGTTTCCTCCCCGGCGTCGTTCTCCGTGATTTTTGCGTAATACAGTCTGTCAAGACCGATCGTTGCCATGATTCATTCCTCCAATTCGTAGATTTGCGCCACATCAATGGCGTAGTGATGATAGCCGGTCTCGGTTTCAAAGCCGATGTACCGGCGGTCGGTAATATAAAAGTCCGCACCCAGCAAGGCACGGACAAGGTCATTTTTCAGTTTGGTGTAGCTGCCCTTTGTGAAGAGGGACAGCCGTGCCTCCTGCGTTTCGCAGACGGGGGTGTTGTCGGCGTGAAGCTCAAAGCTGTCCGACAGCGGTGTGATGACCAGATAGGTGTCCGGTGCTTTGCCGGAGAACACACCCGTTTCCACTGGAACACCGCAATGCTCGGCGATGGTTTGTAAATCGGATAGCAGACTCACAGCTTTTCAACCTCCTCGTCCAGTGCCTTGGTCATGGCATCGATGCATTCCTGCCGGGACGCCGTTTTCGCAGGCTTCAGAAACGGCTTTGCAGGCTGACCGTGCTTGCCGTATTCGATGATGTTGGCCAGCTTGGCATTGCTGCTGCCGTCCGAGCGGGGTTCTGCGAAGCCGACCTTGATGTCGTGGTTACCGTCCCGGTTCAGCTTGGAGGGAGAAAGGCCAAGCGCACCTTCCAGTTCGCCCGTGGTGCGGGATTTGAACTTTGTCCCTCTGCCAATAACGGAGGAGAGATTGCTCTTGACTTTTTTCAGCACCACCTCGCCACCGGCCTGCAGGACGGTATCCGCAACGCTGTCAAAGTTGCTGCCGAGCTTGGAAATCTTCAGAAGGAAATCCTCCGGCATTTTCATGTCGCACTTAGCCAACGGTCGGCACCACCTTCTTTGCCAGCACCTCAATGTACATCCCACGCCCTTTGACATCCTCCACGGACACAATGTCGTAGCGACAGTCGTCACAGATGAGAAACTGGTCGGTAGTGACCGTCAGCCCCGGAATACACCGAAAGCGGAACAGGTCGGTCGCTTCACTGAATGCAGCGAGGTTCGCCCAACGCTGACTGCCATGCCGACCTTCCCGGTACACACGGACGGAAGCGAGGACTTCATTCTCGGAATGGGTGAAGCCCTCGCTGTCCTTGATTTGACGGGTTTCTACGATGTCTGCAAAGCCGTTCATCTTTCCGAAACTCATACCTGCCACCGCCTATCCAAGCGGAGCAGCAGATTGACCGTGTTCCACACCTGCTGTGCCGCTCCGGTGTTATCCGCAAAAAAGCCGCCCGTGCTGCCGTCCCGGCTTTCGTAGAAGTGGGACGACAGCATGATGACGGCTTGCTCTGTGGTGGCTGGCATAGGGTTCTCTTTGTAGTACCCTTCTGGGATGTGCTGGTAGCTTTCGGCGTAAGAAACAGCGGCGGTGATGTAGCTTTTCAGCAGGGCATCATCCGCCGTATGTTCCAGGATAAGGTTGGCTTTCACTTTGGAAAGAAGCTCGTCCATCACCGCCGCCTCCTTCCTTATTCGGTTTTCAGCTTGAGGATCTGAACGGCTTCGGGGAGAATAAGTTTGCCGTCCACACGTTCCTTAGCCACGAAACCGATCATACCGTTGCCCGCGAACAGCTCGTTGAGCTGCTTGAAGGAACGGGTGCCGCGGTCGCCGATGTTGTAATAGCTGTAATCGCCGAAAGCGATAGCATTCTCCGGAGCATACGCAGAGGTATGAACCGTGTAGCCGAGAATGCGGTCCGGTTCGCCTGCCTGATAGGAAGGCTGCCAGATATACGCACCGTTGTTGTCCTTCAGCTTGCGGATCTGCGCAATAGTCTTGTCGTTCATGATGAAGGAAGCGGACTTACGGTAGGGACGCTTCAGTGCATGGATGAGGGTGATGAGGTCATCGCTCTTGAGTGCGGCAGTCAGCGTTTCTGCCACATGACCACCGCCGGTTTCCGCAAACAGGCCAAGCGGCTGACCGACACCGGTGCCGTTGAGGAATGCGTCCTCCTCGGCATTGGCGAGTGCCTTGCCGAACTCGGTGAGAATGTAATCCTCCAGCTTGAACGCATTGTCGTAGAGCAGTTCCTCGGTCACCTTGATAGCGACATGGAGCTTGTGCGCGTCCAGAAGGATCTGTGCAAAGGTTGCGTCACCGAAAGAGAGTGCGCCGCCTTCCTCAATCCACGCAGCGGCAGGCGCAGTCGCTGCAATGTTGATCTTATGCTCACCGGATGTGGTGATGGTATGGCCGAGCTTTCGCATGATGTTTTCCTCGGAAAGCGTCTGAATGAGGCGGGAATCGTACTCTTCGGGTACGAGGTAGCCGCCGTCAGCGTCAACACCCTCGCGAAGGACATCGCTCACCTGGTGGAAGTTGCTGCGAAGGGCGGTAAGCATTCCGGTGCGGTAGGCGTCGGAAGCACGACCGGTCTTGGGCTTCTCGTCAGCGGTGGACTTGCCGTTCATGGGCTTCTCGGTGATGGGAGAGGAAGTGGGTCTGTTCAGCTGCGCTTCCATTGCGGACATGGCTTCCATGCGCTCAATCTCGGCACCGTAGTCCTGCACCTTCTTTTCCATCTGAGCATAGGTCTTGGCATCCTCTTCGGAAAGAAGGCCGTCCTTGTCGCGCTTGGTCTCCACAAATGCCTTTGCAGCGTTCCAAGCCTGGTTGCGCTTTTCACGCAGTTCGTTGATAGTCATATTGAATTACCTCCAGTTTTTAATAAGATTGAGCCGATCCATAAGGTCATCGGCTTTTTGTGTACGGGTGGGTTTCGGGGCGATGGCGCACTTTGCGGCGATTTTCTCCATGAGAGAGTTCACCACATTCGCCTTGGAATACAGCATGGAAACGGCTGGTGTGGGCACCTCTTCGGATTCCAGGCTTCTTTGCATGATTTCGTCCGCAAAGCCGAGTTCCACAGCCTTGTTTGCGTCCATCCAAGTTTCGGCATCCATGAGATGAGACAGTTTTGCACGAGACAGCCCCGTCTTGATCTCATAGGCATTGATGATAGAATCCTTCACGCTGCCGAGCATCTCGATAGCTTTCTGCATCTCGTCCGAATTGCCGAATGCCGCTGTCATGGGGTTGTGGATCATAAGCATGGACACCGGGGACACCAGCACCTTCGTGCCTGCCATAGCGATGACGGACGCTGCGGATGCCGCAATGCCGTCGATCTTGACCGTCACATCACCCTTGTAGTCCATGAGCATATTGTAGATTTGAGCCGCCGCCACGCAGTCACCGCCGGGGCTGTTGATCCAGACAGTGATGTCACCGGAGCCCGCCATCAATTCGTCCTTGAAAAGCTGCGGCGTGACGTCATCGTCAAACCAACTTTCCTCGGCGATGGTCCCGTTCAGGAACAGGGTTCTTTCCTGTGTCTGTTCCTGCGTCTCCGAGTTCGTCACCGTTCGGCTCTTCCAGTTCCAGAATTTCTTCATCGATTTCTTCCTCCTTTCCGTCATCGGTAGGTGTATCTGCAAAAGCACCCGCATTCTTCAGTGGGAGCATATTGCCGTTGATGAGGTACAAGTCGCCGCCGTCCTCTGCCGGGATACGGTCGAGGTTTTCCAACTCTCGGATGTCGTTGGCGGACATCCAGCCGTTCTGGCGGCCGATGGCGTACCCGTTCATGCGGCTTTGGTAATCGCCGCGAAGCAAACCTTCCAGATTGAACTTCACGAAATACACGGCTTTTTCGTCCCGCGAAAGGAGTGACCGCTGAATGGACTGCTCCCAGCGGATGACCCAGGGGTCAAGGGTGTACTTCACGAACTCCAAGGACTGCTGCTCAATATTAGAAAAGCTCGACTTTTCCAGGTCACCCACCATGTGGGGCGGCACTCGGAAAATTCGAGCGATCTCATTGATTTGGAATTTTCGTGTTTCGAGGAACTGCGCCTGCTCCGGCGAGATGCCGATGGGCGTATATTTCATACCTTCCTCCAGCACGGCGATCTTATTGGCGTTTCCGCTGCCGCCGAAGGTGGACTGCCAGCTCTCCCGCACACGCTGTGGGTCTTTGATCGTACCGGGGTGTTCCAACACACCGCCCGGTGCAGCACCATTGGCGAAGAACTTTGCACCATACTCCTCACAGGCAATAGCCATGCCGATAGCGTTCTTTGCCATAGCGATGGGGCTGTAGCCAACTAAGCCATCGAAGCCGAGTCCGGGGATATGCAGCACATCCGAAGGCTGAAGCGTTACGGCGAACTCCTTGTTCTTGATAGCTTCGTCCGAGCCACGATAATAGGTGTAGTACAGACGGCCGTTTTCGTCTCTGTCCACGGACATCTTGTTCGGCATCAAGGGATACAGAGCTACGATCTCATTTTTGCCGTTGCGGATGATTTGTGCATAGGCATTGCCCCACAGGAGCAGGTGCGTCATGAGGGTTTCTCGGAACACGAAGGAACTCATCTCCGGGTTCGGCTCATCATGGAGCAAGCGGTAGAGCGAATGGTCGAGCGCCATTGCTTTGCCACCGCTGTCCGTGTATTTATATAGGTGCAGCGGCAGTCCTGCGACAGCTTCCGACAGGATGCGGACGCAGGAATACACGGCGGTCATCTGCATGGCCGAGCGTTCCGTTACCGCCTTGCCGGATGTCGTGCCGCCCATGAAAAAGGCGTAGTTGCTGCCAGCTGTGCGGTTTTGAGGCTTGTCCCTGGATTTGAACAGCCCTGAAAAGATACCCATAGTAAAACTCCCTTCATATAAACAAAATGCCTCGGTTATCATAAACCGAAGCACCATTATCGTTGCCGCAGCGGATAGCGCGGTCAAGTGCCATAATGGTCGCCACGGCGCCGTCGATTTTCTCTGTGGATTTCTCTTTGTCCGGCTTGATGTTGCCTGCCGGGTCGGTGCGGATGAAAATGTTGTCCATCATCCAGTGGAGGACAGGATGCCCGCCGTGGGCAATGCGCTGTTCCAGCACCAGTTTCATCAGCTCCTTGGTGGGCGGGGACATATCCTTGAAGCCCTGTCCGAAAGGAACGACCGTGAAGCCCATGCCCTCAAGGTTCTGCACCATCTGCACAGCGCCCCAACGGTCAAAAGCGATTTCTCGAATATTGAAGCGCTCACCCAGGCTTTCGATGAACTTCTCGATGTAGCCGTAATGAACAACATTACCCTCGGTGGTCTGTAAAAAGCCTTGCCGCTCCCATACATCGTATGGTACATGGTCGCGCCGGACTCGAAGGTCGAGGTTGTCCTCCGGTATCCAGAAGTACGGAAGGATGATGTATTTGTCGTTCTCATCTTCCGGTGGGAATACCAGAACGAATGCCGTAATGTCCGTTGTTGAAGACAGGTCCAGACCGCCGTAGCAGACGCGACCTTCCAGATCATCCTCGCAGACAGTGAATTCGCATTTGTCCCACTTGTCCATCGGCATCCAGCGCACCGCCTGTTTCACCCACTGGTTGAGTCTCAGCTGCCGGAAGGAGTTCTCCTCGCCAGGGTTCTGCTTGGCAGACTCGCAGGCGTCCTTCACCTTGTCGATGCCGACCGTGATGCCGAGGGACGGATTGGCTTTCTTCCAAACCTTTGGGTCTGTCCAATCGTCCGATTCCTCCGCACCGTAGATAACGGGATAGAAGGTGTGGTCGATTTTGCGCCCCTCGATGATGTCCTTGGCCTTCTGGTGGATCTCATAACAGATGGACTTCGTATCGTTGCCTGCCGTGGTGATAAGGAAATACAGCGGCTGCATACGGGCATCACCGGAGCCCTTGGTCATAACATCAAAGAGCTTCCGGTTTGGTTGCGTGTGCAGCTCATCGAACACCACGCCGTGGGTATTGAAGCCGTGTTTGTTGCCGACATCTGCGGAGAGCACCTGGTAGATACTGCCCGTTGGCTGATAGATGAGCCGCTTCTGGGAATCCAGTATCTTGACCCGCTTGGAGAGCGCAGGACACATCCGCACCATGTCAGCCGCCACATTGAAAACGATGGATGCTTGCTGACGGTCGGCGGCACAGCCGTAGACCTCGGCGCGTTCCTCTCCGTCACCGCAGGTGAGCAGAAGTGCCACCGCAGCGGCAAGTTCGGACTTGCCCTGCTTCTTCGGGATTTCGATGTATGCGGTGTTGAACTGTCGATAGCCGTTGGGCTTGAGGACACCAAAGATGTCCCGAATGATCTGCTCCTGCCAGTCAATAAGCTCGAAGGGCTTTCTTGCCCAGGTGCCTTTGGTGTGGCAGAGACTTTCGATGAACATGACGGCATAATCCGCAGCGTCCACATCATAGTGGGAAGTTTTCTCCATGAACCTTGTCGGCTTGTAGTTCTTCAGTTTTCGCAATTTCTCACCCCCTCCGGCAGAGCAATAAAAATAGCCGCCACCGAAATCGGTGCGACCTTCCGTATAACGAGCAGCAGCCCCTCTCGGAGCCGTTGCTTTGAATTGTTGTGGCTTACCAGTTCTCGCTGTGGAGCAGAAGCTCCAGCGCAAGTTGTGTGTTTTCATCGGCGGGTTCGATGTCCCATCCTCTGTCGTAGTTGCAGACGATTTTGCCGTCCCGCTTGAGCATGAGCTTGGAAATGCGTCCGCCGTCGATGCCCCACTCGGAACCTTTGTCGTACTGCTTCATCCAGTAGTGAAAAACCTCGCCGTTTACCTTGATGCTGCTTTCTTTCCACATAACCGTGTACCTCCGTTTGTTTTGTTGTGAGTGTATATTACCTCTGAAGTGCGGATATAGCCAGTCATTTCGGAGGCATATAGTACACGATCATTCGGAGTAAAAACTGTGTATTTTACAGCGTTATTCCGGCTGGCGGCAGCGGTGAATGGAGGCGATGATCTGCTCCTGCTCATCCGGTTTTACGCCGATGGAATCGAGCGCCTCCCGTGTGCCACAATCCGGGCAGATGAGTGTTTCGTTGTCGAGCCTTGAAAGAGCCGGATGCTCCCGGTAAGCTTGCCCGCACCTGGGACAGACCGATATTCGGATGATTTTATTTTCCCTCATGATGTTCCTCCCCACATTTGAGATAAGCGTCTATCAGCACAAGCCGGTCAAAGCCAAAATCGTCGTAGCCCTGGATGCAGGTCTGCATATAAGGAATGGACGGAATGCCGATGGGCCTGTCCTCATGCATGATGTACACGAATACCCGGCGCTTACGGATTTTGCCCGTGCGGATACCCTTGATTGGTAGGGTCAACTCCTTCTTGTAATAGAAGTTCGGGAAGCCCTCGTAACGGTCCAGGGCTTTTTCATCCTCTGCTGTGACTTCCCATACAGCAACAGGAACTGAGACGCCGGACTTCTTTTCCACCGTAAGGTAAGAGCCTGTTTTGCTGCCCTTGAAAAGCAGTTCGTAATCCTTGAGAACCGATGTGCCGATGATCCGTGCCGACGGGCAGCGCATCCGCATCTGACGGACATTGAGGTTGCTGCCATAAGCGATGTAATAGCGTTTTTCCATAAAAAATACTCCTTTCCGAAGTTGCCTTCTACCACCGAAAGCCCGCCATCAGCGGGTTCGGGGGCCTCTGGGCTGCGTCCTTCAAGCGGCTGCTCTGCCGCTGCGGAAAGCTGCATCCCCATCCAGGCGCTTCGTGAGGAGCTCTCTTGCGGTCTTGAACTCGTCGCCAATAAAGCCGAGGCGAAGGAGCCAAGTGCGCATTGCGTATTTGGGGTTCTCGTTCTGCTGGGGCTTGGGGCTTGCGGTTCTGACTGTCTTTGCCATCTGGCTCAGGGCGAGGCAGAGCTGAATGTAACTCTTGAGCTGGCCAGCGTGGAGTCCGTTCTGCTTGCCGTCTGCCGGAGCATCGAACTGGAAGAGCCGGAACTCGACCGTTCCCTTGGTGAAAGTGGCGTGGAGGTTCAGCATATGGTAGCGGCTGTCGTTGTAGTGCTGGCTTCTGCCGTAGTCGGCGTTCTGGCTGCCGTACCAAATATCAGCCAAGGCTGCCATGGTGGTGGGTTTTCTGTTGTTCAGTCGTTCCAGGAATCTGGGGTCAACCGTGCGGCAGTAGCGGCTGATGCGGCCTCTGTCGAGGTTCAGTGCGCTTGCCAGGAGGTCTTCGTGGCTTGCCATGATGTTTGCGAGGTTTCGGAGCGTTTGGGGCGTGTGCCCCTTGGCACCGATGTGGATGTGAACACCGCAGCCTCTGGTGGCATCGCTTTTTGCTCCGGCTTTGCGGAGGCGGCGAACCAGCTCCTGCAAGGTCTCCATGTCAACGTAGGTGAGGATCGGCGTGACCATCTCGCATTTCTCGCTGTCTGGGCCCGCGATGCTGACGTCCTTCTGAAATTTCCACTCGCGTCCGCTCTCATCCCAAGCCGACCAAGTGCAGTAGCCGTTGCGGCAAGCGGTGTTCTCGTACCGCCCAGTACCGAAGAAGGTGGCTGCCAGCCTTGCGGCCTTCTCTCTGGTGATGCTGTTCATTTCGACCTCGACCCCGATGGTCTGCTTCTTCATTTCGGCTACCTGGTTTTCTGTTCTCTGGCTCATGTTTGTGACCTCCGTTTTGGTTTGTTTTCCCTTTCGGTAGTCACATATTACCTCTGAAAGCACACTATATCCAGTTAATTATGAGCCATAAACCACACAATCTTGTGGCCAGCAAAATGTGTATATTACAGCAGTTTACGGCAAATATCCTCCCCGTAAGCCACGCTCAGTCCGCAGCCGTTATCCCAGGCCACCATGATGCTGCCGATGTCATCCACACCTCGCACGGTGCCTTTCGTGCCGACAGGCGGTGCCTGTGGGTCATCCATCTGAACAAGCTCCACACGGGTGCCGACCGGGTATTCCTTACGGATACGCTCGACCGTCTCTTTACTCGGAAATCTCATGCTGCGCACCTCCGTTTCTGAAAGCCGAAGAGCCGGAGAGGTTCTTTAGCAGTATTTTTCGAGCAGTCTTATATTCCCCGCCGATGAAGCCGAGCCGCAGGAGAAAGCAGCGGAATGCATATTTCTCATTGTCCGTGGGTTTCTCGGCGGCGCTGACCCGCTTCTGATTCCGTGCCATTTCACACAGCTTGCAGATGAAGGTGTCATAGGCTTTCAGCTCCTCCGGCGTAGGTGTTGCTGGAAACCAGTGAAACGAAACCTTCGTGTCCGTGATTTCCAGTGGCAGGTCATTCACGCCGAGGGCTTTCTTGATAAGGCTGCCCTTAGCAGCGATGAGCGCCTTGAGGTTTTCCAGGTTGCTGTCGGTGAACAGGCTCCTCGGCATGGAAATGCAGACGGCGCAAGGCTCTTCCACGTCATCAGTGTGGCTCTGGTCGATGTCAAAGCCCTCATCGTAGATGTGCTGAAGAAGTCGCTCGATGACCTCGCTGTCGGTGCTGTCATCAAAGGACAAGCTGCCGTTTCGGTCAATGGTGAAGTAATCCACCTCATAGTTGAATGTGGGCGCACCGCAGTACTTTGCGGGGGCACCGAGCCAGTCGGAGATGGTCTTAACCAGCCGTTTGCGCTGCGCTCCCTGGGCATGGATTGTAATCGTCATTTTCGTGACCTCCTTGATTTTTGGTAGTCACATATTCGCTCTGAACGCTCTGAATAGCAAGGCTCAGATGAAGAGAATGATGTAGATTTATTCGTCGCCGGACTGTGCATACCACACAATGCTGTACGCGTCATTCGTCTTGGGGTGCTACCTCGCTATACTTGTATTCTTTGCTGTCACGCAAAACGTTCACCTTCTCATCCGTGCCGACCTGCTCGATGTATCTGCGGACAATGACATCGCAGAACTTTTCGTCCAGCTCGATGGTGCAGCAGATGCGGTCGGTCTGCTCACAGGCAATGAGCGTAGAACCGGAGCCGCCGAAGGGGTCGAGCACCACGGAGTTTGCCATAGAGCTGTTCTGAATGGGATAAGCCAGAAGCGGGATGGGTTTCATGGTGGGGTGGTCGCCGTTTTTCTTGGGCTTGTCGAACTCCCAGATGGTGGACTCTTTGCGCCCAGTGTACCACTGGTGCTTGCCTTTCTTCTTCCAGCCGTAGAGGCACGGCTCGTGCTGCCACTGGTACGGGGAGCGTCCCAGCACGAGGGACTGCTTCTTCCAGATACAGCAGCCGGAGAGATAGAACCCAGCAGCGTCAAAAGCCTTTCGGAAGTTCAGCCCCTCAGTGTCGGCGTGGAACACATAGATGGAGGCATCGTCCGCCATGACCTTCTCCATATTGGAAAAGGCATTGAAGAGGAAGTCGAAAAACTTCTCCGATGCCATGTTGTCGTTCTTGATTTTCCCGGCGCTGCCCTCGTAGTTCACATTGTAGGGCGGGTCGGTGATGACGAGGTTTGCCTTGCGGCCGTCCATGAGAGCGGTGTAGGTTTCCTCCTTGGTACTGTCGCCGCAGATGAGCCGATGCCGCCCCAGCGTCCAGATGTCGCCGGGCTTCGTGAAGGTAGGCTTTTGCAGCTCGGCATCCACATCAAAATTATCCTCTTCGGCTTCAATGCCATCGTCAAACAGCTTCGACAGTTCCTTTTCGTCAAAGCCGGTGAGAAGCGGGTCAAAGTCCGCTGCCTGCAAGGACTCAATCTCCACACGCAGAAGCTCCTCGTCCCATCCGGCATCCATCGCCATGCGGTTGTCGGCAATGATATAGGCTTTCTTCTGCGCTTCGGTAAGGTGGTCGGCAAAGACACACGGCACCTCGGCGATGCCTTCCTCCTTGGCGGCAAGAATACGACCGTGACCGGCAATAACGCCATAGTCACGGTCGATAATAACGGGATTGATGAAGCCAAACTCACGCAGTGAGGAGCGGAGCTTATTGATCTGCTCCGGGCTGTGTGTCCGGGCGTTATTGACATAGGGAACCAGCTTTGTAATGGGAACGAGCTGCATCTCAGTCGTTGTTTTCATCAGACCAGCCCCCATTCCGCAAACTTCTCAAAGCCGCCAAGGTCGGAGATGTATTTTCGAGCAATCTCGACAATTTCCTCATACGGTCTGCCATCCACGGCATCGTCCCCAATGGCGCAGCAGAGCGTTACGGGCTTGCCGGTTTCCTGGGCTTTGAGGAAAGCGTAGATGTTGACGGACACATCCGCCTTGGACAGATCCTTGCCGTGCAGACCGCCGCCGGTCACGGAGTCGGCCATATCCGAGCCGAGCTTACGGTTAGTCGCGCCGGTGTCCACATCGGTACCACCGGTCCAGTCGCCGAGCGGGTTGATTTCCGCATCGGGGTACAGCTTTCGGAGTGCATCCGAAGGCGCATTGCTCTGACAGAGGATGAGCCGGTTGCCGTCCAGGATGTACTTGCCGTCAAAGGGATACACGGAGAAAATGTTCCGTGCGATCTGCGACAGCGTTTTCTGTTCCTCGGTCACGGGCATTCCTTTGAAGATACCGTTATCTCCGCAGCGGACGCCATCTGCCTGGTTATCGGCAAGGTGACCGTCCTGCGGCACTTCCACATAGTCCACAGCGAGGTTTCCAGCAATGCGGTGAACGGCGGCGGTGATTTCCTCTATCGGAATACTCACCGAAGCCTCCGCAATGATGTGGCACACGCCGTGGCCGATGAGGACTTCAACAGCGATGCGGGGATTTTCTGCTTTCTTGTATGCCAGGTCGACAAGCGCACCGGCAATTCTGTCTGCCACCTTATCCGGGTGGCAGGGATTTACTTTTTCAAACATGGTGTTACCCCTTTCTCGCACGGAGAAGGCGTTCCATAAGGTCGTCCTGCGGCGTTGACTCGCCGTATTCCGTGCTGCAGTTTTCTTTCACGATCTGGAAAATCTCATTCCAGAGCCGAACCGCCTGGTTCATGTAGTTGATGCCGATGTTGATAAACGGAGACGGGATCGGCTTTCCTGTGGTGGGGTGCTTGGAGAGGAAACCCATGCGGTTGGTCATTTCCTCGCACTGCACCCAACGGGCGGAACACATGGCGTAGCGCTCCAAGAGCTGCGGCGACACCTTTGCGGCGCAGCCGATACCTTTGAGCCATTGCCAGGTTTCCGTGTAGATTTCCTGTGCCTGCAGGACGCTGCCGTCCCGCTGCTCAGCGGAAAGAAAATCATGGGGCTTCGGCATAGCAACACCCTCGACTTCGGGAATATCCAGCACTTCAAGTTTTCTGCCGCCGGGATTCCCGTTTTCGGCTTTCTCCTTGACTGCGGTTTTTTTCCTTCCCGCACCGGGTCTTGCGCCACCGCGCCCGCCTGTGTTATTCGATTTTGTGGGCATCCGAGTTCACCTCCCTTAATTACCCTTTTGATTTCGCCTTTTTCGCGCACGTGACCCCGGGCCGTTGCCCGACCGAAAAGGTCCCGGAGATTTTCATCCCCCTACCGGTCGCCGAGGTCGTGGTG